ATTCTGATTAGAATGCAACCCATACTAGATCACCAGAACAACTGGACAGGAGATGTTAACTTACAAGTTATAGACTCAGTAGCAAACCCTCTATCCGATAGGGACTTTAATGAGATTATGTTCTTTGCTCGTATGACACTCGTAAGTATTGATTTGCTTAGATCGGATGAGGATCATGCTAGAAAAGTATATGAGATTGTTAGATCAGAGATGGAAGCACCAAAAGAAAAACCACCAGTTGCAATTACTGGTAGACAAGGTAATGTAATTAAGGTAGACTTCAGAGCAATGAAAGAGAAACTAAATGGGAGTGCATGATATGGCAAAATGGGAAATGAAAAATTGTAAAGATAAAGATATGGTTAATAACCCACCACACTACAACAAGTATGGTGTTGAGTGTATAGAAGCTATTCAGTCAGCTACAGGTGAAGGATACGAGTATTATTTGCAGGGTAATATTATTAAGTATCTTTGGAGATACCGATACAAGAATGGTGTGCAGGACTTAGAGAAAGCACAGTGGTATCTCAATAAGTTGATAGAAATAAAAAAGACTAGTAAAGATTCTACGGATGTCTATACTAGCTTTGGTATAGAGTTGGACAATGGTTGTTAAGGTATATCTCACTCTTAATTTAGATAAGGATGAGTACCCTGTTCCTGCAGACGGTGATCCTAGTGAAGAGATACAACAAGCATTAGAAGAGTTTATCTACGATATTGATGGGCTAAAAGTAAAACATATTAGAATAACATTGGAGGATTAACATGAACGACTATCAAAAATTTATTGCAATATCTAGATATGCTAGATGGATTGACGAAGAGAACAGAAGAGAAACATGGGATGAAACTGTGCAGAGATATGTGGACTATATTACTGATAAAGTTAAAGGACACTTGCCGAAGCAACAGATCTTTGAAGCTATAAAGAACCTAGAGGTTATGCCCTCTATGAGAGCCTTGATGACAGCAGGACCTGCCCTTGAGAGAGACAACACAGCAGGATACAACTGTAGCTACCTGCCTGTTGACGATCCAAAAGCTTTTGATGAAGCTATGTATATATTATTGTGTGGTACAGGTGTTGGATTCTCTGTTGAGAGACAGTATGTATTACAACTACCAGAGATACCACAGAAGTTGGATCATGTGGACACATGTATACAGGTACAGGACAGCAAAGAGGGATGGGCAAAGGCATTACGTAAGCTAATAGGACACCTGTATATGGGTGAAGTTCCTGTGTGGGACATGTCTAAGGTAAGACCTGCAGGTGCTAGGCTCAAAGTGTTTGGTGGTAGAGCCAGTGGTCCTGCCCCTCTCATTGATCTATTTAATTTTACTGTAGCTTTGTTCAAACAGAACGAAGGCAAGAAGTTATCTAGCTATGACTGTCACAATCTAATGTGTAAGGTTGGGGAAGTTGTAGTCTCTGGTGGTGTACGTAGATCTGCCATGATTAGTTTATCTAACCTCTCAGATCAACGGATGAGACATGCCAAGTCAGGTAAGTGGTGGGAGACTGCACCACAGATGGCACTATCAAATAACTCTGTTGTGTATACAGATAAGCCTGATGGGGAAACATTCCTACGTGAGTGGACATCTCTTGTGGAATCTAAGTCAGGTGAACGTGGTATATTTAATAGAATATCAGCAAAGGAACAAGCAAAGAAGTTTGGCAGAAGAGATGCCAATCATGAGTTTGGCTGTAATCCTTGCAGTGAAATCATCCTTAGACCTTATCAGTTCTGCAACCTTACAGAGGTTGTTATACGAGAGAAGGATAAGTTTGAAGATCTAAAGCGAAAGGTTATGCTTGCCACTATACTTGGCACAGCACAGGCTACACTCACTAAGTTTCCATACCTACGAAAGATATGGCAGAGTAATACTGAAGAAGAAAGACTTCTTGGTGTTAGCCTTACAGGTATTATGGATAATGAATTAACAAATGGGAGAAAACATGGGCTTGAAAAAACCCTCTCAGCACTCAGAGAGATCGCAGTTGAAACAAACAAAGAGTGGTCAGCAATCTTTGGAATACCCCAAAGCACTGCTATCACATGTGTCAAACCAAGTGGAACAGTATCACAACTCGTGGACTCAAGTTCTGGTATCCACCCTCGTCATAGCAGTTATTATATTCGCACTGTTAGGGGGGATAATAAAGATCCTCTTACTAACTTCATGATTGACAGTGGCATACCTAGTGAGCCTGATGTTATGAAGCCTGATACAAACATGGTGTTCAGCTTTCCTATGAAGTCACCAAAGAAGTCAGTAGTTAGAAATGACATGACAGCTATTCAACAGTTAGAGATGTGGCTTCTCTATCAGAGACATTGGTGTGAGCATAAGCCCTCTGTTACTATCTCAGTACGAGATGATGAATGGATGGAAGTGGGAGCGTTTGTATTCAAACACTTTGACGAGATGTCAGGTGTTTCTTTCCTACCACACTCCGATCATACTTATCAACAAGCACCATATCAGGACTGTACAGAAGCTGTATACAATGATTTTAGCAGTAAGTTCACTCATATTGATTGGGATAAATTTCAAAGCTATGAAGAAGAAGATAATACTCATTCCTCACAAACACTTGCCTGTTCTGGTGACAGTTGTGAGATAGTGGACATAGGAGCTTAGTATGAGACACTTATCTAGAAAGGAAAGAGGATTAGGTAAACATGATGCACCACTGAAGATACAGTGGATGAAAGGTTACGATGCATTTGTTTATGGAAAGATTCGCAACCCCTATAGTTCCGACACTATGTTACATAGAGAGTGGGAACGTGGCTTTAATACAGCCTATTATGATAACATACATAGAGGACGAGATGGAATTAGAAAAAGAAGCAAAAGCTTTCATGGACAAAAGAAGCAGAGAACCCAAGACAATGTTCGAACTTCTTACAGAAATGAATCACAGACTAAGGGAATGTGAAAAGAATCTAAAAGACGTGAAAGATTCTATAAAAAAACTAGTTAGCAGAAGCCTTCCCTAGTTCCGTTATTGCTAGTAAGTCTCTAAGCTTTAAGCCTTTCATCGCCTTTTGTTTCATTTCATCTGATAGCTCATCAAATTCAGGATACTGACTTTGTATATACTCAGGACTTAATTCAAAAGGCGATCTATTTTCTATCTCTACAAACCTTTTCCATCCTTTATTTCTAAGATCCGTGGGCAATCGTCTGTACCCTGTCATAGCTAATACCTCTGCAACCTTTTGAGGATCGTCTATGGCTATGGCTGCATTGTCAGGATTTCTAAACATATTTAGCATGTCCTTAATATAACTCTTCACCTCATCTTTAATATACTTTTCTCTGCTGATACCTGTATCAACTAAACCAAGTAGTTTTCCACCACCTCTCTTAGACAGTGACTCCTTGTTAGCATCATACATCTCTCCCCACACATTCTCTAAACCTTCTGCCTGTGCTACAATATCAGGTAAATTCTGACGTATTAATTTATTCTCAAAGTTTCTTACACTTGGTATTCTAGACCTACTACTAACATCCCACTTATCAAAGCCAAGTTCTTTGAGTTTCCTTCCCTCTTCACTATCGGCAGTATACATGTTAAGACCTAGTGCTACCTTTGCTAATGGAGCAACACGTCTTCTTTCTTCCTGTAGTGGGTCTTCTTTTTTAGGTAAGGCACTCTCATCTATAATCCTTCCTGTTGGGTCATACTTTCTGAATGGCTTCTTTATTGCTTCAAGAAATGCCCCACCTGCACTTACAATCTCAGGATCTTTGCCTGTCTCTTTGTACGCAACTCCTCTAACACCCAATCCTCTTTGAAGATCTATAACCTGATTCATAGGCACAGCAAATGTGGATAGGTAATCCCCTAATACCTGACCTACATTTTTTGCTAACCATTCATCGTTGGTCAAGTCTTGGTTATTAAACAAAGATGCAGCTTCATCTACTAGATTACCTGCTACACCTGTTCTAAAGCTTGTACCTAAGAATGTCTCAGCCCACTCTCTTGCATCGAATGTCTGAAAGAATGCTTCTTTACCACCTGACAGCCAATCTGTTTGCTCTGATGCTCTAAAATATTCATTGGCTATCTTGCCCAAAAAGAAGAACTGCCTGAGAGGAAACAAAGGTGTAACATCTAGCACTGTGCCATCACCGACAGGCACAAGTTTGTAATCCTCTCCCTTTTGATCCGTCTCTTGTAACATCTGCATGGCAGCCATTATGCCCAAAGCACCTGTAGTATTACGTGCTATCATGCGATGTTCTCTCTCAGAGAGCTTAGTAAGTCCTGCTTTTTTGCCAGTCTGCGCTTCTAGAGCTTCTCTTGCTTCTTTTCCTATTCTACCTGTCCTACCATCGCCCAGATCAACCCCTCTGATACCCAACTCTGCTGTATTATATACTCTTCTAACCACAGGTAACATTGCTCCTACAGAGTTCTCAGCCATAAGCTCCATACTCTTTGCCATAAACCTTGGGAAGGGTACTAGGACTGTCAAGTTATATTTTGTTATAAAATTAGCAAATGCCTTACCAAATGGGGACTCAGGTGGGTTGGCATAGGTAAGATCCATAGCTCTTTCTGTAGCTTCTGCAAATATCTCTATAGCTGTTATACCTAGCTTTTGTTTTCCATCTTCTCCTATCTTAAATGTAGGATTTAAATCTCTGGCATCGTTTAATAAATCCTCTAGCCTACCATTCTCTAGTTGTTCTATAAGATCTATGCCCCACTTATTTCTAAACAGACGCTGTGCTTCCCCCATAAACATACCACGTCTTAGCATGAAGTCTTGCCAACGGTTTGGTGTGTTAAGTAATTGTGTAAAATCTTCTGCCTTTGTCATAATTTTATCAAAGGTGGTATTACTTCCTCTACCAGTAGCTAACTGTATCTCGTTGATTGTCTGAAACATCTGATTAGAAAACTCTTCTAACTTTGGATGGGCTACAAGATCAGGATTGTTAGGATCACCAAGAAGTATGTCAGTAAACTCTTTAGCAGTCTTTCTATCAGAGTAGATATATCGCATACCTGCAAAGCTGTCTGTCCAAGAAGCTCTTTTTAATAATCTATTTTTACCAGTAAAGAACTGACCACTAGCTATGTC